CCACTCAGTGTAGAAAACATGAACCTCGCAGATGCAATGGGGTTCTCACCTAGTACTAGCTCCTCTAACACAACAGAGATCTACCGCATTTCAACAGGTGTTATTCAAGAGGTAGTTGACGGTAAGGTAGCTAACTCTCCTGTGTTTAAGATTAAGAAAGGGGATGATGAGTTCCTTGCACGTAGCTTGGATGTTCGCTTCTTTGTTGAGCGTCAGCGTTGGCAGAAATGGGATAGCTCAATCAATATGTTCCAACGATCTGTGATGGCTAACAATCTGAACATGGACTTGAAAGATACTCTAGGTACGTTTAACTTAGGGCGTCCGTCAGGTTACATCAAAGACTTTGCTGCACTACCTAAAGATCAGCAAGACTTTATTCGTAGTGTTAATCGTTACAAAGTACTCATGGGTCTGGCTGTGTTCAAGGATGCCTTCGTTGAGGGTGGTGATCCTGTACTAGAGCACAACGGAGAAGTACCTTTTGTGTATGATGTTAAGAACCGTGAGAGCTTAAAGTCTATTGATGGTACTATCGGTAAGCTTATGAGCAAGCGTATCTCACCAGTAGAAAACCTTGTCACCCTGACACCAGAGGAACGCACTATGCCTAACGGTACTAAGTTTGCTGTAGTGTCAGCTACCTTAGGTGCTACTGTAGGTTTCTCTGATGGGGATAACGATGTACTACAGAACTTCATGGACTACATAGAGCGTAGCAATGAATACATTCTCAGGAAGTGGGAAGAGCAGAACGTAGAGCGTATCTCTGATGAGGATAGTGCAATCGTAGCTAACATCGTAGACGTGCAGGACTTTGAGTAATGCAGCATGTAGCGGAGATAGCAGTACACTCTTTTCTTCGTGATGTCCTAGACGGTAAGGCTTCTATGCCAGCACCAGTTATCGCAGAGGTAGCTGCTGATGTGCAGGAAGCTCTTACTAAACAGTTCCAGGATGACGCAAAGAAACGTGAGTTTAAACTAAGGATGTCCAACATTGGGCGTCCTACCTGTCAGTTGTGGATGCAGAAGAACCACCCTGATTTAGCTGAAGCTAAGCCCGTGTCTTTCAAGATTAACATGTTGATAGGCGATATAGTAGAGGCTGTGTTCAAGGGTATCCTTCGTGGTGCTAAGGTACACTTCCAAGGTAACGACAGGGTTACACTAGACTTAGGTAACGGTAAGGAGATTAGCGGAGAGTACGACATGGTGCTTGACGGTAAGGTAGATGATATTAAGTCTGCCTCTCCTTGGTCATACGAGAATAAGTTTAGTGACTTCCATACACTTAACAGTGATGATACGTTTGGCTATGTATCACAGCTTGTAGGTTACGCTAAGGCAGCAGACAAAGAAGTCGGTGGCTGGTGGGTAGTCAACAAAGTAAATGGTGACTTCAAGTATGTCTCTGCTAGTGAGGCCGATACAGATCACGTACTAGAAAAGATAGAGGAAACCTATGACTACATAGACAAAGACAAACCCTTTGAGCGCTGCTTTGAAGCTGTGCCTGAGACATACAGAGGCAAGGCTAGTGGCAACATGAAGCTATGCAAGACGTGCGGATGGTGTGACTACAAGAACAAATGCTGGCCTGACTTACAGGCTCTGCCTTCTAAAGTTTACAAAGGTGGTAAGACACCCCCAACAGTAGAGTATGTATCAATTGCCAGTGAAGAAACAGAGAAGACATAATTCTAGACGATACCGCAGCGGTCTTGAAAGAGAAGTAGCTGAGTATCTAAAGGATAAGCAAAGTAAAGTCAGGTACGAGGTTCTAAAGATTGAGTGGGAAGACTTGAGATATAGAACTTATACGCCTGACTTTATGCTAGACAATGGTATCATCATTGAGACTAAGGGTATCTTTGATAGTGAGGACAGACGTAAGCACTTAGAGGTACGTAAGCAACACCCTGAGCTAGACATAAGGTTTGTGTTTAGTAACTCTATGGCTAAGCTTTACAAAGGATCAAAGACTAGGTACTGCAATTGGTGTGACAAGAATGGTTTCATGTGGGCGCACCGTGTGATACCCGAAGAATGGCTCAAAGAAAAGGGTAGAGTTATTAAAGCTAAGACGATAACCCTAAAGGAGAAGATAAAGAAATGACACGCACAATAGAAGAAGATGAAGTTGCACTGATACTATCACCTGTAGAGTTTGACAAAAAAGGGGATTGGACAGGAGAGTTAGCTACAGGTTTAATCGTAGGTGAAAACAATAAGATGTGCGTAGAGGATCTAGCCTACCTCATTCACTTAGCTACACTCATGGGTGCTTTCTTACAGATGGCACAGGATGATGAAAACTTATATCGTGAGGTAGAAGATTACAGAAATGAAGTAATGGGTCTTGACAATGACGTAAAAGAGATGTATGAAGAAGTAGAAGGGACAGACGGTAAGGTTGTGAAACTTACTAGGTTTACTAAGACTTTAGGGAATGCTTAACATGACAGATCCAGTAACGAAACCTATCCATTACAATCAAGCAGGGATAGAATGTATTGAAGCTATACGTGCTATGACAAGCTCAATGCATGGCACAAGTGCATACATGGCAGGTAATGTATTGAAGTATATGTGGCGTCACGAGTATAAGAATGGTTTAGAAGACTTAGAGAAAGCGAAGGTGTATCTAGGTTGGCTCATTGATAACTACAAGGAGAGACATAAATGAGAAAGAAGTTTAGTGTTAGCTTCACTCTTGAAGTAGAAGAAGATGGTAATATCTTATCGCTTGTAGAGGATGCACATACAGAAGACTTATATGATCTAATACACAATACATTCCACGACATAGATGATGTAGAGATAGATAAATTAAATGTAAAGGAGAGATGGTAGTATGATCAGTCAAGAAGATATTGATGCTTTCAAAAGGTTTAACGATGTTGATTACTTGCTAAACGAGTATCAAGAAATGGCAGCGTCTACTGCTATCTACAAAGTAGAACATCAAGTTATCTACCCTGCGCTGGGCTTAGCAGCAGAGGCAGGTGAGGTAGCTAACAAAGTAAAGAAGATCTTACGGGATGGTAGCTTTGATCGTGAAGGTATTTCAGATGAGATAGGTGACTGCCTGTGGTACATAGCAGCGCTGTGTCGTGACTTAAATGTAGACCTGTCAGACATAGCCAGGAATAATCTAAAGAAGTTAAAAGACCGACAAGAAAGAGGGACTATAAAAGGAAATGGGGATAAACGATAATGGATAATTACTTACCGACTGACTATCAGTCATTCATTCACAAGTCTAGGTACGCTAAATACTTTGATAACAAAGGGCGTGAGTCTTGGAGTGAAACAGTAGAGCGCTACATGAATAATGTAGTACGCCCCAAGGCAGGGCATGATAGCTACGTAGATCAGATACGTGACGCTATACTAAGCTTAGATGTTATGCCATCTATGCGAGCCATGATGACTGCTGGCCCCGCTCTAGCTCGTGATAATACTGCAGGGTATAACTGTAGCTACCTACCCGTAGATGACCCTAAGTCCTTCGACGAGGCTATGTTTATCCTCTTGTGCGGTACTGGTGTCGGCTTCAGTGTTGAGCGTCAGTTCATCAGTAAGCTTCCTGAAGTCCCTGAGTTGTTCGACAGTGAGACTACAATCGTTGTCAAAGACAGTAAGGAAGGTTGGGCTAAGGCTTTCAGACAATTGTTGGCACTCCTCTGGGCTGGTGAAATCCCTCAGTGGGACATAGGTTTGGTACGTCCTGCAGGGTCTAGACTTAAAACGTTTGGCGGTAGAGCTAGTGGCCCAGCGCCTTTAGTTGAACTGTTTAACTTTGCTATTAAAACATTCAAGAACGCACAAGGACGTAAGCTGTCTAGCATTGAGTGTCACGACTTGATGTGCTTCATTGGTCAGATCGTTGTAGTTGGTGGTGTACGCCGTTCAGCTATGATTAGTTTATCCAACCTAAGTGATGACCGTATGCGTCACGCTAAGTCAGGACAGTGGTGGGAGACTGCAGCACATCGTGCGTTAGCGAATAACTCTGTAAGCTACACTGAGAAGCCTGACATGGAAACGTTCATGCGTGAGTGGCAAGCCCTAGTAGAAAGCAAGTCAGGAGAACGTGGTGTATTCAATCGTCAAGCAAGTAAAGTACAGGCTGCAAAGAATGGTAGACGTGACCCTGACTACGAGTTTGGAACTAATCCGTGTAGCGAGATCATCTTGCGTCCGTATCAGTTCTGTAATCTTACGGAAGTTGTTGTACGTGCCACAGACAGTATTGAAAACTTGGAGGGTAAGGTACGCATCGCAACGATCCTTGGAACAATCCAGTCGGCCTACACAAAGTTTCCATACTTGCGTAAGGTGTGGAGCAAGAACACCGAAGAGGAGCGTCTGCTGGGTGTGTCGCTTACAGGAATAATGGACAACCCTTTAATGACACATGAGAATATGGGATTGGAGAAGACTCTTGCACACCTTAGGAGCGTTGCTATATCTACTAATGCTGAATGGGCTGACCGTCTTGGTATACCTGTATCTGCGGCAATTACGTGCGTCAAACCTTCGGGCACGGTATCACAACTGGTGGATTCAGCCTCTGGAATACATGCTCGTCACAGTCCCTATTATATCCGTACTGTCCGTGGTGATAACAAAGATCCACTGACGCAGCTTATGAAGGATCAAGGTATACCTAACGAGCCTTGCGTTATGAAGGGTGACACAACTACAGTGTTCAGCTTTCCACAGAAGTCACCAGCAGGTGCAGTAACACGTAACGATATGACAGCTATAGAGCAACTTAATCTTTGGCTAACGTATCAGCGTCACTGGTGTGAGCATAAGCCTAGCGTGACTATCTCAGTGCGTGACTCTGAATGGATGCACGTAGGTGCTTTCGTGTATGAGCACTTTGATGAGATGTCAGGTGTGTCTTTCTTGCCACACTCAGATCATACTTACCAGCAAGCTCCATATCAGGATTGCACTAAGGAAGAGTATGAAGTACTATTAGGTTCTATGCCAGAGAAGATTGATTGGAGTAAGCTCTCTGACTATGAACAAGAAGACAACACTGTTGCAATGCAGACTATGGCTTGTACTGGTGATGTGTGTGAAGTAGTAGACTTAACTTAAACCAAACAAAGGAGAAGTAACATGACAGGTATTGAATTTATGGCAGTAGCAACTATCGGTATGGCAGCTGTTGGAGAAGCAGTAAGCTTGGCAGCGGAGCACGGACCAGCTTTGATTGAGCAAGTGAAGAGTTGGTTCTAGTATGTACGCTCTACTGTTAGTTATGATGTTTGAAGGTAAGGTACAAGTACACGCCTTTAATGGTTTGTTCTTGGACCGTGATTCTTGTACTTCTGTAGGTTATACTATGGAAGCACGATTAGAAGATTCAAAACCAGGACCATCAGCTACAGCTAAAACATACTGTTTCCAAATACCAGAGAGCGCATAATGTGAATATAGAAGAAGAAGCCAAAAGGCACACGCAAGCTAAGCAGGAAGAGTTCTACGATAAGTTAGTTACCTTATTGCTACCTGCTCAGCGACACATAGCGAGTAGTCTGTATGAGTCACGCATGAAGGATAGATCACTAGAACGTTTAGAAGATTCTATTCTAATGGCTAGACGTGCAGCAGAACAAACAGGACTTAAATAATAATAAAAAAAAAAGGGGGGCTGTCGTGGCCCCCTAGTTCTTTTTGTTGTTGGTTAGTTACCTTCAGCTATGTAATTAAGATGCTCAATGTAAGAGTTATACATCTGTAACTCCCTAAAGTTAAAATCCTCTAGCCTAGCTTCCACACCCTTAGATTGCATAAACTTCATAGCCTTTGCTCTCTGTTCTTTATTACCTTTTGTAGATGCTTTGTAACGCATACGCTCTATAAAGTTTGTACCTGACGTACTATCTAGATGATCACGTATAGTACCTCGTGCTTCATTGAGTGTAGCTTTAAGTCTATCTCTGCGATAACTTAAGTCACCCTCTATAAATCGTTTATCTTGTATAAGCTTACTCATCTTTGTTTCTAACAGAGGTGCAATAGCACTATTAAAAATTCTGTCATACTGAGTCATCTTAGTTCTACTGTCTGCTGTCCATGTCTTCATTTCAGCCATTGAATAAGCTTTCTCAGCAGCGGTACGTCCTCTCTTCACAGTTAAACCAAAGATACGAGATAACGGGTTAGGGTCATAGATCTCACCCTCACGAGTTGCCACTCTAAGTTGCTCACCTGTAAGTGTGTCTGTCTCTCCGATAAAAGCTTCAATGATATTATCAAAGTATTTAGTAGCTTGCTGTGTAAACACTGCACCACCACGAGCCTGTCTAGGATCTTTTGCTATATCAGTCTCAGTCATAAACCCTACAGCACGATTAACTGCATCAAGCGGTCTGAAGAAACCTGCTCCTATGTTACCAGCACTCTTGTATAAAGAGTCTAAACCAGCTTCACGAGAACCTTCATCACCCGTTATAAAATCAAATACATTATAAAGATCATTAGCAAACTGTGTATCTCTAGCAACCTGACCAATGGCAAGCTGGTTAAGTAGGTCTTCTTTTACTTCTTTAGTAATAGGCTCACCTTTACGATTAAGATTGGCTGCTCTACCTGCAGCTAAGAAGAATGAAAAGGGGAATACGTTACGTACATCTACGATAGTACCACCACCTACATCTATTTCGTTGTAAGCTAACCCTTGCTCTTCTTGCTTTTCAGAGTAGTGCATAGCTAAACCTAATGATGCAGACCCTACAATAGAACGTGATACAGCTTCCATAGATGTTATGTCTCTTTTACTTTTACGCATAATTCTAGATGCTGCAGGTAAGAAACTCAAAGGACTCCACTGATACGCTGTAGCCACAACGTTATTCATAAACCTACCAAAAGGTAAAATAGTTCCCAAGCCTGGTGTATTGGATGCTTGTTCTACCAGTTTAGCTACACCACCTAGCATCTGATCATCTGTCGTATAGTCTTTAGAGAATACAGATCTCATAGTAGTGTCTAGTGCTGCACCAATAACATCATCATCTAGTACTTCCAAGTCACCTTTCTGCAATACATCTGCAAGTGTACGATCAGACTTTAACCTTAGGTATTTGTCTAGGTCTGTCATAAACATTTGTGACTTAGTAAAGCTATCCTGTATGCGAACACCAGTTATATTCATAGCAGCATCAGTAAAGTTTTCTATACCAAACTTACCATAAACAATAGTATTACTTTCATCTATACCATAACGCTTTGAGCTACGCTCTACTGCTGCGCCTACAGTTTCAAATAACAAACCTTTAACATCTTTGTGTTTATTTAAAAAATCCATATATACATCGTGTGTAGTGAATGGATCTAAAAGGTTACGCATTTTTTGCATCTGTATCTGCTTATAAATATCAGACTGTCTCCCTAACTCACGGCCTATTTTAGTCCTATTACCACCAGCACCTAGAGAAGCTATACCTAACGCACCGCTAGTCAGCAAATCAGATACAGTTTGACCAGCATAGTACTGACCAAAACCCATAACGTTAGCTGATGTTGTTGCAGGTGAAGATACAAGTAACCGCTTCCATACGTTTTGACCATACACAAAAGGCTTAGCCCTACGTGCTAAAGCGTTCTCGCTTTCTAGTGCATCTCTTATCTCTTTATTATTTAATGCATTTGTAAGTGTCTCATTACCAGCTACAACCCCACCATCTACAACCCGTCTAACTCTAGACATAACAGATAGAGTCTTACCTGCTCTGCTTATCTCTCTAGCCATGACATCACCTATATCTACAGCCAAACCATCTAAGTCTCCTAAATGTATGCCTGACTTAACGTACATCTGTGCAGAGTATTTCTGTAGATCTGCTTCATCCATGTACCTAACTATATTAGTCATTACATCTGATACAGTAGCACTACGTTTTAGTTTAATACCATTGTCTTTAAATATCTGGGTTAGTCCTGACTTACCGTCTGAACCAAACATAATAGACTCAAGCATAGCCTCAGGCATTGCATCATTACCTAGTTTACTTGTACCTCTTTCTACTTTAGCTGCCCATGAATCTAAGTTTTCTTTTATTACTTTTTCTGCTGACTTCTGTGCAGTTGCATTAAGCAAAGGAGAACCTATGTTGTTTTTTTTAAGTTCTTTGATTCTGTTCTCTATAGCTTCTATTTGTTTAGCGTCAGCATTAGAAGCTTTTAACTTCTTAAGCTTTTCTTCTAGATTACTTATAGCTTTAGTGGGTAGTTCTTTAGCACGAGATCTTGCATTAAGATCAGCCATAGATGAACCTAAACCTGAAGCACCCTCAAACTTACCGAACGTGTAATGTAATCCACCACCTACGCCACCTAATAAAGTAGAGAACAGCGTTTGTGTTTTGCTATACTCATCCTGTGCTCCTACGTCTAAGTACATATCTTGTATAGCATCCGTTTGTATGGCTGCAGCAAAGGCATCAAAGGCTGTAGTATAAGCTACTGCTTTTTTACCTGCTGCTTTCATACGCTCTTTAGTAAAAGCCTCTACACCCTCAGACGCACCTTTTATAATAGTTTCTCTATATGCTTGTTGCGCAGCGGCATGAGAAGCTTTAGCAACAGCACTGCCTTTCACGCTATTAGTTATCATTTTTTTAGCCATAGCTTCGCTGGCTTCTTCAGCGGCTTTCTTAGCGGCCTCTTTAGTTGCACCTGATCGGGCTGACTTCATTGCAGCATTAGATGCAGCTTTTTTTATTGCCAGCTTACTAGCCTGTGTTACGCCCAGCGCAGAAGCCTTACCTACACCGCCAGTAAGAACTCCTAAGTAGTTAGTAGGATCTTTAACTGCAGCAAATACATAATCCTTAACACCATCAACTGCACCAAAGAAGCCATCATTAACAAATACATTACCTAGTTGATCATACAGTTTATAAGCTTCACCTGCAGCAGCCTTATCCTCTTCAGAACCACGAGATACAAACATTACTTCTCCTGCTGTAGAGACAGTGTTTGTATTAAACTTACGCATATGATCTACAAAGTCTTCAACAACGTCTTCAGGTTTAGCTGTCTTGTAATCAACGCCCTTATTACGGGTCATATAGTTACGTATCTTGCTTATGTTTTCGTATTGGTATAGATCTTTTTTCTTTAACCTCTTATCTTCTGGTATATCACTTTCAAAGACCTCAGAGTTACCATACGTTGGACCCTTTACATCTTGAACAGTAGAAGTCCTTTGCATAAACTCTTCGTATGTTTCCTCTTCATTTGTGCTTTGTTGGGCAGGAGAAGCTGTACGTTTTATAAACTCTTCATAGGTTTCTAGCTGAGACATTTAAGCACCCACTTCTTGTATTACTTTAGCCAGATCTGACTTTGGTATATTTTTAAAACCTTCCCAGACATTACGTAGGTTTGCTATCTTGCTATCTAAATCATCACCTCTTTTAATAGCATCCTTAGCTAAGAAAAGAAACATAGCGTCCTGCGTTTCTTCATTAAATAAGGTATCACCAGGTAAATTCATTTGCTTCATAAGACTTCTTAGTGTAGTGCCTACTATCTGATACTTACCCATAGGTGTAGATGTCAGACCCTGTGCACGGGCTTTAGTGTCCTTACCTAGTCTAGGTTTAACCCACTTACCATACTCACCACTTGGCTTAGAGAAAGCCACCAATTCATCTAACGTCATCTCAGTAACACGCACATTACTAAAGGGTGTATCACCTACTTCAGCATTAGCATACAAAGTATCATACGTACTAGCCTCTACCTTTTCTAGAGATTGCTGTGTTACTGAATCCTCACGCAAGCTGGCAGGTGTAACCTCTGCCTCTTGTTCATCTGAGTGAGGGCTACTATATGCATCGTATCTACCCATGTTATTTTCTTTCCTTAGTTTTAACTCGTCTATCACCGTCATCATCGGTGAAAATAGCACCAATGGGTAAAGCATCAAAGGCAGCATCCATTTCACTTTCATTGTCATACTCCGTTAAGTCTGCTGAAGTATAACTTAGTTTTCCTTCTTTTGCAACTACATAATGATCCTTACCTGATATATTTACACGAGTTCCAGGTACTACAATGTCTAGGTTTTCATTAGCCTCTTCTAATGTATCAAATGTTTTTACACCAGTACGTGATAGCAGCTTACCTGTTATTGGGTCATGTGTATCACCGTACTGTTCATCCCAAGCCTCAGGAGTTGGGAACCTCAATGGTGCATCAGGACCGCCCAAAAGTCCTTCTCTTACATTAGGCATAAATAATCTACCTGCAGCCTCTGATATTACATCTTGAGCGCCGCCAGGAAACGCATCAGTTCTACCTGCTGTTAAATCTTTAAATGTAATAGTCTTAGGTCTAGGCTCTACTTGTTCTGGTAATCCACTATCACTACTTAGTTTACTTTCAGGCACACCTAAAGCACTAAGTGTTTCGTCTACAGCAGACCTTATATCACCAGAGGGTATACCACCATATGAGGGGGCTTTAATAGAACCGTCTGATATAGCCCCCTGATAAACATCATCTAATAGATGGCTTGGTATAGGTTGACCATTACGTGTACCTGCAATAGGTTCATTATTATCGCCTAATTCAAACGTATAAGCACCACCTTTTACTTCACCATACCCGTCCAAAGATATACTTTTTTTAACTTCATCTGCAAACTCTTGATCTGTGCCTGTAGTACTTGCTCTAATAGCAGTAAGGGCTTTTTCCCCAATCAAACTTTCCAAGTCATATGCTGGATCATTTAAGAACTTATCTTTATAATCAGTTGCGTATGAATTAACTACTTGAGCAAGTCTTTTTTGTAGCATCTCTTTTTGTGCTTCTGGCTCATTAAATAAATCTTTATATGCAGTAGAGTCTGTTACTTGTTTAGTTGCTGCAGATATAGATCTATTAAACTTATCTTGGACATCTGTGGAACGGTAAGCAATA